GAACCACTCAATGACCTTGCCTGCCCATTCCTTTACCTTGCCTGCAATCTCACTGAACTTATTGAGTCCCTGTAAGAAACCTTCGACAACATAACCGCCCATCTCCTTCATTACTGTAGAAGGAGAGTGAATACCGAAGCATTCTTTGAACCCTTCGATGAACGGGTCAAATACATTCTCCTTAATCCACTTGCCGATATTTTTAATGCCGTCCCAGATACCCTCAAGCAGACCCGCTACCCAGTCAAGACCGCATTTCTTCGTGCCGTCATCGTTAGTGAGATATTTCTGAAAGTAACCGTTAATGTCCTCCCAGATACCCTGCACGAAACCTGCAACGAAACTTACAGCAGCCGCCAGAGCAGAACCCAGTAACTTGAAGAAACTCTGTGCCACACCTGCAAAGTCAATGCCCTTGATACAAGCCTTGAGATTCTTCCACAGGTCTTTGCCCATCTTGTTCCAGTTATAGCTTGCAATCCACTCCTGGGCTTCATTGAATGCACCCTTCAAGAAATCGCCAATGCTCTTTCCTACAAGGCTCCAATTCAAGCCGCCAAGCAAGCCAATCATAAAATCAAGGGCTACCGTGACACCACGAACCAGAAGTCTGCCCAGGTATGTGAAGTCAATTTCCTCCATTGCACCATTCAGCAGTTCTGCTATATGGTTACCCAGATTCTTGAAGTCCGCTGTCTTTAGGAACCAGTATGCTGTCTGTATTGCACCGTTCAGTCCGTATCCAATCTTGTGACCGATACCAGACCAGTCAATGCTATCCACAATCTCATTAAACTTTTCACCCAGTAGAGTACCCAGGGTTTTCCAGTCACCTGCGTCCAGTGCTGCTTTCAGCTTGTCGGTAAATTCAGAAATGCTGCTGTCAATCGGCACGGTTTCAAACATATCACCGTAGTTCTTACTGCCAGAACCGCTTCCACTGGAATCTTTCTGGTTGATAATGTTCAATTCATCAATGCCAACCGTAGCGTCCTTAATATCCTTTGCTGCTTTCTTCGCAGACTTACCCGCACCAGAAATGGAATCTCCATAGGAAGCTGCCGCTTTCTTCGCTTTCGTGAAGGTAGTTGCGCCAGACAGACGGGCGAAAAACTGATTGACGATATTCAGCAGTGCTGCAAACTTATCAATCAGAGCGTCCACCGCAGGAGCAATCATATTGATGAGCGGAGCAACCATAGCACCCATGCTGTTCTTGAGGTACTGGAAACTGGTTGCCAGACTGTCCATACTTCCCTTGAACGTACCGCCCATGAGGGAACTGTACATATACAAATTCTGAATACCTTCCTTCATTGCAGCAGTAAGCTGTGCAAAGAGGAATCGAATTGCACGGTACATTGCAATACGCTTTAAGGAAGAGAACAACTGACCCATACCCGAAGTTGTTTGCTTCACCTTGCTACTCAGTTTGGAGCCGATAGTGCTTCCCAGTTTCTTACAGGCATTCACTGCTGATTTTGCCGCAGTGCTTACCCCCTTCAAGGCAACTTGAAATGCTTTCAGAGCAACACCACCTACAGCAGAAAATGCTCTTGAGAACACGCCACCTACACCTTGCAGAACACCAAGGAATCCCCTGGTCTGCGTAGCGGCAGCAGTAATCTGGGAAGTATACTGAGTAATGCCAGAGGTTGCCGCTGTAGCCGCCGCACCTGCATTCGTTGCACCCGCAGGGTCAGCCGGAGCCGCAGTCCCAGTAGGCGTAGCCGTCTGGTTCCCAGTAATATTTCTCATATTCGGAATCTGGATACCCTGCATATTCTGTAGAGCAGTGCTAAGTGCTTCAACCTTTTCCACACCAGACCAATCCAGACTATCCAGAGAAGCACCGATTTCAGTTATTCTCTTAGAGATTGTGGAGGAAATCTTGACATTGCTCAGAGAATTAAGGCTTTTCGTCAAATCTTCAATCTTCTCAATCCCGGACATACTCAGCTTTGCATTGCTGATTGCGTCCAGTTTCTTGCTGATATTGTTCAGACCTGCGCCGCCTTTGGTTGCTGCTTTCAGCTTATTGAAGCTGTTAATCAGAGCGTCTACACCTTTAGCGGCATTTTCGGACTTCGCTTCAATTTGAAACTCAAGACCTTCAATCTCAACTGCCATGATTTATTCCTCCTTCCGTATGAATTTTGAATTAACCCCTGCCATTATCTGCTTCATGGCTTCCTTACCTGCATTCAGCTTCTTGTGATTCTCTTCCTCTTGCTGCTGTCTATGACGTGCTTCGGTGAGAGGAATCGGAGCCTGCCTGTAAGGAATAGGCTTATGCTTTTTACTCATAGCGTTCAATACAGGGGAAGCGTCAACCAACGCTTCATAGAAATACAGACCTTGTAGCCAGAGGGCTTCATTCTGCCGCTCTTTGACCTTTTCATCCATATCCCTGTAGTACCGTGCCATCTCACAATCACCATCCCAGTAATCGTGATAGCCCATACCCAGACTCATGTAATAACCGCAGAGTTTTTCAAAAGTTTCCCCGTAACGATAAACAACGGGCAAGCGGCGGTTGCCGCCGCCCGTTGCAGCCTGGGAGTCCGAACCCGTTACCAGTTCGCTTCCCAACTCACGTTTTTTACCGCTTTCTCATCGGGTTCCTCCATCAGAGTCACAATCGGGTCATTGTACATCTCTGCCAACTTGCCAATTAGTTCGTCCTTATGGGGCATACCCGCATAAATCTTGTCAATCACATCCTGCTTCACGAAACGATGGTGCGCCTTGAATGCACCTGCAAAAAGAGCAGGAAGCAGAGTCATAGGCTTACGGTCAATGTCCTGTGCAACAAAGCCCTCATCCTCCATCTGCTTGACAGTACGCCTGGTAAACTCAAGCGTGTATTCCTTATCTTCATAGGTAAAAACAATCTGTTTAGCCATTGCTCAACTCTCCTTTAATTCTCAAAATTAAATGTAATCTTACTCTTCGTCCTCAGTGATAGGAGTGGACGGGGCAATCGTAATCGCCATACCACGAACCTCATTCACGCCGCCGCCAGTAACGTAGACGGACAGTTCGCCTGCAAACTTGAACTTGCCCTCAGAACCCGTAGGAGTCGGGGAACTTGCAGTCTCAGTGCCACCGAACCATACTGCGTATTCCTCGTTCTTACCCTCAAGGGCTTTCAGAGCCTTATACTCAGTGTGGTCATAGTTGGCATTAAAGGTCATGCCGTCATTACTCTGGACACCATTCACATAGGTCTGCATTTTGTCAGACAGAGTGGTGGTTTCAAGCAGTTCCGGGTCACCGCCCAGGTCGGGGAACTCAGTAATGTCAAGCAGCTTCTCCCATGCCGTTTCCTTCTTGTGCATGAGGAAAGTCATATAAGTACTTGTAGCCATTTCACTTACCTCCTGTAAAAGTGTTTTCCATCGGTTGCCACACGGAAGCGGGCTGTAATCCGATAGATTGTTGCGTCCTCCATGTTCGGAACCGGGGTCATAGCCGTGCGCCTAAAATTCATGGAGTACAATGCGTCATTGATTTCTTTGATAATCTTCTTGCATTCTGTTTTCTTACCCTCTGCCTTGTTGGAGTAGACATTGATTTCAAACATGGCAATAACCATGTTCTCTTTCATGCTGCTGTCCTGCCACTCCGTAGGGATATAGCAGTCACTCTGGGTAATACTCACATGAGGAAAAGAAGAAGGTGATTTCACATATTCACTGGCAATATCAATCTTAGGGAATTTCTCTCTCAAGATTTTCGCAAGCCTTGTATAGACTTCGTTTTCGCAGTCAATCATGTGTAACACCTCCTTGCTATCTCTGCAAATTTCTCTTCCAACTCTCTGACTGTTTCGTACATACTCATGTTTGCAGGGTTACCGTAGGTATGAACTTCACCTGCGTGTTTTCCAGTGGTAATAACTTCACCATTAGAACCTGGGTCACCAGTGTATCGCCATCCCTTTTCAAGCCGTCCCAGTTTATAACCGTAGCCGCCACGGGTGAAACCGTTCTTGCCTGCTTCCGGGTGATTGTCTGGGTACTTGACACCTGTACCAAACTCAATAAAGAGGACTGAACTTCCTACAGCTACCACGGCTACTTTGTTGGTATCCCTGCTCTCTACAGACACGCTCACATCATTCGTACCGTCATAGACGGCTGTCTGGAACTTTGCTGTAGCTACCTGGACTCCCTCTTCGCCAAGGGCTTGTATGAATTTTTCAGTACACTCTTTCAACCACGTCTTGTAGTTCTTGAGTTCCTTAATGGCATTGTCAATGCTCTTTTCAGATAACGTAACTTTGATAACACGCTTGCTCACGATACGGTCACCTTGCTAATAGCATAAGAGATACTGTTAAGGGACTTTGCAACACGCCGTACCCTATAGTCACAGAGAGGATTGCCGTCATTTCCGAACTCTGGCTCCTTATCCACAAAGAGCAGGGTGTTTTCGTCAATGGGGCAATTTGTATCATCAGTAATGAGTACCTTGTCATAGGACTCTAAGTTACCGAACATATTCACCTGGGCATATCCAGTCGCAGGTGAAACACTGCATTGCAGTTCAACGGGGCTTTCATAGCCCACCTGGTATTCACCAGTTTCATTCCCGTCATCGTCCAGAAGTGGCTCCCTGCCTTTGTACAGGCAATAATGCACGGGCTTAAGATTGCGCTTCATCAGCTTCATAGAATCACCCCCGCCATAGGAAGGATTCTCCGCAGCAGGGTAGGGGGAATGTCACCATCTTCATAAGAACGGGAAACGCCGTTTTCGCTGTGTGCTGTTTCACCCTCTGCCCCACGCTTGTTCAGCATATAGGCGGCAATCTCAACATGAACCGTGTCATATTTTGCAGGAACCGTATCTTCCTCTGAATAAGGGTAGGCACGGGAAAGCACTACCCCTTTCGCTAAAGTGAGGTAAGTGGACAACACATCGTTATCCGTTTCCTCTGTCATGCTTTTAAGCATGGTCAGTTTCTCTTCATCGGTCATGTTGTCCACCTCCTTTTACTCTTCATTAGACCGAAGTCTTACCGATGTCAGCGGCATTCGCCACATAAACAGAACGGCTGTAGGTAGGCTTCTCAAAGGTAGTAGAAATACCAGTGAACTTGCCGTGATACCATTCGGGACCATGGTCAAGACCAATCTGACCGAAAAGCTGATACTTCTCACCCGCACCCGTCTTAGCCAGCGGCTCCAGGAAGAAGTTACCCTTACCAGGAACAGGCTGATAAACAGGAGCCAGAACGTCAAGGTTCAGAAGCATTGCAGTACCCGCAGGCAGGCACTCACCCAGATACAGGTAAACAACACCGATAGGAGTCACCACACTGGAAAGAGCAATACCGTTAATCTCACGGGCAGCAGGAACCACAGTCAGACCATTCTGAACAGCGTCAGCGTTGACCTGGAACAGAGTCACAGCGTCACACCACAGCACCAGACCGTCAGTCGGGGCATTCGCACCGTAAATCTTCTTCACCATGTCGGCAATGTCCCACAGACCAAGGGGCTTCTTAGTCATCGCCATAGTGTTAGTGGTAATAGCATTTACCAGACCACGGGTCTTGTTCACCTCAGTATCAGAAGTAGCCTTGTTGTACTCACCGTTGATGAAGGTGTACTCAATATCACGGTTGACCTTCTGAATCTTAGCGGCAACCTGGAAGTCCAGTTCGCTCATCGGGTTTGCCTGCTGCTCTGCAACATTGATACCGCTCAGAGTACCCATATTGCTCTGCTTACCGTAAGAGATACCAACGGACTCCTGGAAAATCTGAGTGACGTTCGTTTTCTGAGAACGGGTCACAACATCAGCGTCCGGGGCAGTCAGAGAAGCACTCTCACTGATTGCAGGCTGAGAGCCATTACCGTTAGAGGTGTACTCCTGTCCAGTAACGAACTCTACATGATTCGTGGTTTTCGCCTTGCTACCGATGATGGAAGAAAGCGGGGTACGCACGTTACCCTTGTTAAACAGCATTCCAGAATAATTCAGAACGCCAAAACTGGTTGCAAACGTATCTGCCATTGTCTTTTACCTCCGATTTTTACTCTTTCATCTGATTCGCTTCATCCTGCGCTTTCAGACGTGTATAGTAGGCAACTGCGGTCAAATCGCCGCTTGCCTGCGCTTCTTCGATTTTCTTAGCGTAATCCATGCTGCCCGTCCCATCAGAACCCGCAGCAGGTCTGGGAGTTTTCTTCATCTGTTCAGCACGAATTGCCTTTTCACGGGACTCATTGAACGTAGCCTGGTTCTTCATAACCGTGTCCATATCGCCGTCAACCATTGCGATTGCAGTACTGTCAGCAAGTTTCTCATCGTAGCCCATAGCTACCAGTTTGGTCTTTTTGTCTGCCAGAGCGATAGAACGCTTCAAATCGGTATTCTCCTGGGTCAGCTTATCCATGGTTGCTTTCTGTTCAGCGGCAGCGGCTTCATCCGCAGTCTGCTTACCTCTTAACTGCTTCTTGTAATCAGCAGCTTCGGAATTGGCTTTAGAAAGCTGTGCTTTCAGACGATTGATTTCAGCGTCATTATTCTGACCTGCACCCGCAGCCTGTAAAGCAGTAGAAATCTCTTCCTCAGTCATACCTTCCTTATAGGAATCTCCAAGCAAATCACTTAAATAACTCATAATAAAGTCCTCCTTGCGTTTTAAGGTGTTCCCTCACCATGTTCTTCTGTTTTATCCTCTTGTCTGAGTGTGCGTTTTAAGGTGTTCCCTCACCATACAAGCAGGTCAATCCTGCGAAGTATCAGTTTCAAGTTTCAGTACACAGCGGCAGTTCACATTGTTCTCTGCCTTAGTGAACTCACCCGGTCTGGAAGCATGGTCACCATCAAAGGTATAAAACTCTTCATCCAGAGCCACGCTTACACCTTCCAGGTATTTGTGAGTATCCCGAACGGCTTCATCCCGGACGGTCACCCATTTCTTTGAGACTCCAAGTCCTCTTGCAGACTGGAACTCATAGGCTCCATCCTCTTCCGCTGCATTGAATACCCTGTGATATTCAGATTCGACTAACGTCTGTAAGCCAGACAAATCCCCGGCTATCACATGGTCAGCAATTCTGTCCTCAAAGGTTTTACCGTCTATCACCTCATAAATGGCTTCCTCCATGGAACCCACGTCTACGGTCAAATCGTAGGCAAGCATATCTGCCGTGGCAGTAATGCCCTGCTGATATGCCCGGATGAGCAGTGATAAAATGTCATCCGCAATCTGAGCAACCTTTGAGGTCATGTCCTTCCCAGAAGCGGAGTAATAACTGGTGGAAGTCAGAATGTTGAGTTCATCAAACGCAGCAATATAAGCTGAAAATGTATTATTCATAGACAAAATAAAAAGGGACTATGAGTTCGTCACTCACAGTCCCATTGGACTCACCAGAACCTCTGTCCTGGTGTTACTCTTTCATTCTCATCTTGCGTTTGATTTCAACAATCGTAACCTTGCCCTGCTCAATCAGCACTTCCACTCTGCTGCCGTGCTTGAGCAGCGTTTCCACCTGCTGCACCATTTCCTTTGTCAGTGTTGGAGTCATCGGTTTCATCCTCCTTTTCCGTATTCTGCTTTTCAAGCAACTCCTGTGCTTTCTTCTCCTGTTCCTCTGCATATTCCGCACTTAATGTGTATGCCAGGTCAGAATCAACAAACAGTCCGCAATGCTCAAAAGCAAGCCGTGGGTGAATCTTACTGTTCTTCAACATAAGGTCAAGCACCTGGGCTTTTTGCAGAATGTTTTCGTAATTTCTTCGGGTAAAGCGAATTTCAATGTTGCAAACCTTCAAGTCCATGCCTTTCAGAGTTTTGCAGATATTCAGAATCAGCTTGAGGAAAATCCTCTCACTCTTCTTGAACATCAATTCGCTGTCCTTTGCTCTTGCTTCCGCAGCAGACCAACCATCTCTCATAATGACCGCAGACCCGGTATCACTGGTAGACGTACCGCCGTTGCGGTTCGGCATACCACAGATAGTCAATACCGTCTGGTACATATGGTCAACCAGGGTTTGCGTTTCACCCTGGTTCAGAGTACTGGTCAGATAAGATACTTCGGCTTTCAACTGAGGGTCAATATCCCGGAACTTAATAGCCCCTTCCTCTCTCAGCTTCTCATAATCGTCAGACGAAATGTCTACGTTATGGAAAAGCATGAGTGCCTGGATGAACTGTTCAACTCCATCCTGGCGATTACTGTCCGTAAGGTTAATTGCGTCCAAGAGCGGGATAACCAACTCAAACGCACCAATGCGGGCAATGTTCAGAGGATATTCGATGATAGGAATATCACCCAGAATGTGCGGCTCTGCCTTGATGATATGAGATTCTACAATCTCAAAATACTCATGGTCAGAGTAGCAACTATAGTGAACTATGCCGTTGTCATCCACCACATACTTGACACCCAGAAGCGGCTTGTTTCCAAGACCGTTGTTGTACACTACAAAAGTGTTCCGTGGGTCAAGCGTGTAAATTTCAAACGGGGAGTCATCGTCCTCACCCACGTCCTCATCTGGAAGAACCATTCTGAAAGACGTACCGCAGATATGGAACCAGTCAGCAAGTTCCTTATCCTTTGCAGGCTTCTCTTCGGCAAACACAAATTCGTTAAGCTGATTGATTGCGTCAGATAAGTTATCACCGTTACCACGGGAAACATACTGTAGAGGTTCGCCCATCAAATAGCCAGACTTGAAAGACACAATCTCATTCGCCCGGTTCTCCACGATTTTATTACAAATCTCTGGACGAACCTGTTTCTCACGGTTGAGAATCGGCTGTAATCCTCTGTAGTAGTACCACAGATATTGAATTTCACTGCGATTCTCCCAGTGATAAGGAAGTGCCTTATTGAGAATCGCAACCACGTTCTCAACGGTCACTTCGGTTTCATCAGACTTTATCATGCGTCTACCGTATAAACCGAAAGACACGCAAGCCACCTCCAATCCTAATATTTCTATTGTAATTATAGCACTCTTCAATGGTTATTTCAATAGATTTCTTGATAATAGGTATGAAGAGTTTTTGTGTAAATTAACACGGTCTTTTGAACACTTCAACCTTCGCTCCCACCAGTCCACGCAGTTCATTCTCAAGCAGAGAAAGAGAGTCGGGTGCGTCATCGTGCGGCACTTTACCAGACCGGGTGTAGGTTGTAACCTGCTTCATAAACATGGCATACTGACTGTTCCGTGCATAGAGTGACGGGTCTTTGAAGTAAAAGTGTTTGATAATGTTATCAGAAGCAAACTCGATACGGGTCTGCTTATTGCTGATAGTCCTCTTCGTTCGGATATTGCAGACATACTTTCGGTCAGTCAAAATCTGCTGTACATCCCTGGCAAAGTATGTACCTGCATTATTCGACTCAAAGGTTCCTGCCACCACAAGATTGTCCATAAGAGCCTTTGCACACTCTGGCTTCGTAACCTCAGGCGGGGAGTCATCGAACACTACATCCACAATGTAGACCTCATCTCCGTACACCGCAGCAATCGGCATAGAACAATAGTCAGCACCCTTGTCCGCAGTATCGCAGACAGCAATGATACTGTCTGGCTCACGGTCTACAGGGAGTTCAAAGTATCGGTTCAAGGACGCTTCCGGGAAAAGAATGCCCTTCGCTTCAAATGGCTGCTGCTGAAACTCAGACTCAAACTGCTCTGCCGAAAGCATTTCTCTCTGGTCACGGAAATACTGCGTGGTGAAAACCTTCCTACCCTCACGAATGTATTCAAAGTTACTCTCATCCGTCACTGGGTCAAGAGCCGGGGTTTCAATAATCTTGCACCGCTTACCCTGCTTTTGCATTTCCTCCTGCAAGTGACCAATAGGGTCATACAGAGAATATCGTGTACCACAGATGACGATAGGCGTACCCTCAATGGCACGTCCGATAATATCACCCGAAATGACCTCCCACTTGTCATCAAGCCGCTGTCTGTTCTTCGCTTCCTCACGTCCCTCTACGCAGTCATCCAGGTAGAGAAGATTGGTTGCTTCCGAAAGACCTACCTGCCGTGCGTCAATAGAACGGCACATGACAGTAGGGAATCGGGACTTATGCAGAAGGTTAATGACCTTCGTATCGGCATTGGTCTGTACCAGTTTGCTCTCCGGGAAAATATCATAAAAATGATAATCGTTTGGCTGCTGAATGTACTCAAGGCAACCTTTGTAGAAAGACTGAACAAGGTCATCGCCTGTACCCTCCATCAGCGTAGAGCGGTCTGGGAATTTTCCAGAAAGCATATTCGTAAAGTTGATACCAAGCTGAGACTTACCACATCGTTTCGGCATGGAGATGGACAGAAAGTCCAGTTTCCCCTCAAGAACTTCCTGGTATCCTTCTACATATCGTCTAAGGTAATGACGGCGGGGCAGATAGAACTTCTTGTCAAGCGGCTTGCCGTACTCTACCGCCTGTAAATATGCGTCAAAATAATGGGGCGCACAAAACAGCAGGGAGCGAAAAAGCAGATTGTCAAATTCCTCTGCCGTCTTGAAATCCCTGGTGTCTACTGCCAGTTTCAGTCCTGCTCTGATTTCCTCCCGCAAAGCCTGGTTCCATTCGTGAGCCAGTCGGAACTCTGTACCCTCATAGTCACGGCACAGAGCGAACTTATCATCATAGGCTGCAACATCAAGCGGACTCTTTAAGATTGCCCGGTCAATACTGCTTTTCATCTTACTATAATCCATACATACCTCCGTAAACAAAAAAAATGGAACCGTCAATTAAGACAGTCCCATTGGACAAAACCGCAACTTACTTGCAGTTACCTATTAACTTAAAGGGCAGGCACAAGCACCATACCACAGGTCTGACTACAATATTCCAGGTGACCCATGCACAAAGCCAGAAGAAGGATTTAATACACCACCACAGGAACCACAAGCAGCAGAACAAAATATAGAACATGGTTTCACCATCCTTTCTCTTAGCGTGGTAGGGTAAATCATAAAATCTGTATAGGGTTTCTTAGTAGATTGTTTACTACAGAAAGTGAATGAATAACCTCATATCCTCCTTCGGGGATAGGTGTTTCATCGGGAACAACCACGATTTTATACCCCATAACGCTCAACATATCACCCAGTTTTGCAACTGTAGTGTTATCGCTCTTCTTCGGATTCAGTCTATCCCAGAGAGCCGCCTGCGTAATACCCAAAGTCTTTGCCATCTCAGCATTCGTTATATCATGCTCTGTCATCAGAGTCTTAATCAGTTCTTTTGAAGTCATACGTTTTCCTCCTGTTCAAGATAAGGATAGCATTAAAGTTTTATCTTGTCAAGTTATATCTTGAATCTTTTTTTATTTTTGCGGGATTTTCCAGGCTCACCCGCCCCGGCTGCCGGGGGTCTATATCCCCCGCCGGGGGTCTGTCCACAGGATGACCGGGACAGCCTGCACCACAGGCAGAGCGGCGGGACGTGGCGAAAAAGTCAAAAGAATTTCAAGAAATATCTTGACAATAAAGATATATCTTGATATACTTGTATCAAGATAAAACTTGATATGTAAACAGCCCACGGGCAGGAGGTAAACAGATGAAAGCATACAACGAAATCAAAAAGGAACTGGAAGCCAGGAAAGACCGCAGCGCATGGAGTAAGGGCGTTACCGTGTACGCTCTTGAACTCCTGGAAGAATACCAGGAGCGGGCAGTATATGAAGGCAGAGAAGCCGCAGACCGTGCAGAGTTTAAAGCGTGGTTGCTCAATGGTGCGGACTCCTGGGAGTCCTACAGTTACGGCGGTTCATCCCTCATTTATAACGGGGACATTGCAGAGCGGCTCTGCTGCCCGTCTGAGTATAAGCGCACCCGTGAGGGTGAGCGCAGACCTAACAGCCGTGAGGAATGGTTAGACGTTCAAGCAAGGGCTTTATATCAAGCCGCTTGCAGACTCTCCCGCATAGCATTCTAAACACGTTGCGCCGTGTATAAATAGCCAGTTAGGGCGCAAGCGTCCCGGCTCTGCCGGGGGTCTGGAAAGTGTAGGCTTTCAAACCTGCACCACAGAAAGAACCGCATACAATAGCAAAATGCACAAATAGGAGGTATAAACCATGCGAAAATACATATTTACCGAAAAAAGCCATACATTCAAGCGGATTAACAAAAAGACCGCCCGTACAGCCTATAAAAACGGCTTAACCGTTATTATTTGCCCGTGCAACTTGCGCCCGTTCACACCCTGGCATAATGAACACAGGTTAAACAGAAAAGACCGGGCGCAATTCGTAATTGATGAAATCGGAGTTATAAACGATTTTAATAACCTGGTTAATTCGTTAGAATACTATAATTGTATCAATTCCGAAACAGGCAAATACAGCGCTTTTTATATCCCGGTTTGCACCGTGGACAGGTTCACAGGTGAAGCACCAACGCCCGCCACACTGGGAACCATGGAACAATACGATTATAGCTATATGCAGCAGTAAACCACAGCCCCGGACAGGTTCACAGCCTGCGCCGGGGTATTATCATATAAAGGAGGTATAAAACATTGTTTAGAAAGACCTGGGAAACGCCGCAGGGCAGTTATTACAATCTATTTGCCGATATGCTAAAGCAGCCGCATTTACTTGTAGCGGGGGCAACGGGCAGCGGTAAAAGTGTTGTTATAAATGGCATTATCACAACGGCATTAAAGGACAGCCCCGCCGCTGTACAGTTCATTTTTATAGACCCGAAACGGGTTGAACTTGTAAACTATAGACCGTTGCCGCATACCCTCAAATATGCCAGTGAACCGGGGGACATGGTGCAAGCGTTACAATATGCCATGGATACCACAGAACGCCGTTACAAGGCTATGCAGAGCCGCCACGAAAAGAACTACAGCGGCGGGGCGGTCTATGTGGTTATAGATGAACTTGCGGACTTGATGACAACTAACAAAAAACAGGTGCAGCCGTTTATACAACGTCTTGCACAGATAGGCAGAGCGGCAAACGTGCATATTATAGCCGCTACACAATGCCCGCTATCCGCTGTTATTCCTACCCCTATAAAAGTAAACTTTGATAGCCGTGTAGGACTCAGAACCCGCAGCAAGCAAGACAGCCGTAATATTTTAGGGCTTCCAGGGTGCGAAACCCTACCCCGTTACGGTCAAGGGTATTACATGACCCCGGCAGGCTTGCAATTATATAATATACCCATGTACAGCCCCGCAGAGGTGCAACGGCTTGTAGACTACTGGAAGCACCACAGCCGCCCCCGCTTGCGATGGTTATAACACACGAAACCCCGGACAGGTTCACAGCCTGCGCCGGGGTTCTTTTATGTCTATTTGTTTGTATGCCCTCACAGCCCCGCAGAGCCGCCCAGGACGGGCGCAAGCCGTGCGGGGCTATACTTATACCATAACAGGCATAAAAGCCCACAGAGGGGCGCAGAGGGGCGCAGAGCGACCACGCCTGCACCACGGCAACAAGGCAAAACCGCGGGCGGCGGGTGGTCTGTCCCTGCCCAGGGCTTGAAAGCATGGTGAAACCCCGCAGCCGGGGCGGGCAGGTCTGCCGCAGGGCAGGCAGCAGGCGGGCAGGGGTTGCCGTCCTTCTGTCCCTTCTGCGACTTTTGAAATCAGTCTTTCTGCCCTTCTGCCCCTTCTGGGCTTTCTGCGATTTCTGTAAAAGTCCCTTCTGCGGCTTCTGAGCCGTCATAAGCACTCTCAAGGTATTTCTGCTCAAGGGCTTTCATGTCCTTCTGCTCTCCCAGAGGATTGTTCGGGGTGAGTACCATTTCTGTCTGGTCTTTCATGCCGTCATAGTTCTTCTGCCAGAAGATACCCGTGACAGGGTTCACCTTGCCGTCCTGCATAAGACCCTCACGAAAAACGCCACAAAATTGACGCACCTTTTTGATGAAGTCAGTGCGGGCAGGGTTCCCCTTCGTGACATTCTCCCACTCCCACGCCTGTTCCTTCGTGATACCAATAGCCATATACGCAGCCTGGTTGCCCACCTTCATATCCCATTCAGAACACTTCTGCACATAATTCAAGAATCGTCTTTCCATTTCTGGCACGTCCTGTAAGTCCAGAGGTTCCTTCGGCATAATCTCCATCATAAAGGCAGTTACCTTCGCATTGTACCCTTCTGGCATTTCTACCTTCTGAGCCTGCATGATAGGACTGTTCTCTCTGGCTTTCACCAGATTCTTAGGACTGCTCTTCTGATACCCTTCTGTTCTTCTGGGTTTTCTGTCCTTTCCTCTTACTCCGGGTTTCTTCTGCTCTTCTGCCATTGTCCTTCTGCACCTCCTTCTGCTTTGCTTCTTCCTGCTCACGCTTCCATCTTTCTACATAAGACTCCATTTCTGTCTCCTTTCTGTCTGGCATGAGGTTGGTAGGGCAAATTCAATTTTTACAGTAAGTTTTTATAGATACGCGCGTACTAAGAAAACTTATAGTAAAATCTTATTTTACCCTACCATGCCCACCTAATTTTGCCTTAAAGCTACTCCATAATAAAACAAAACGCCCTGGGTAACTGCCTTATCTGCATACCATTCCGGGTGTGCGGTCAGTTCTGCGTTGAATTTCTTCATGCTGCACACATAATACCCATTACCCTTGCACCACATCTTGTAGTTATCATAGAGGGATTTCGCACGGGTCTTACCTTCTGCGTTACGTTCACACTTCTCTTCCAGAAATTGCAGTACCAGGTCATTATCCTTCTCATACTGCTTAATGACCTTCTGCATACCCTGGGACATTTTCAGCCCGAAGCGGATATACTTGAAGTAGCCTGCTACCAACCATGTGAAGATACCCCGCATTGCTTCTGGGGTTTCAAAATAGTCCTTGAGTCCCTTATCCTGCTCTTCATCAGTGAAGTGACGATTGAACTCAATGACACGCACACGGTCAGAAGCAAACAGGGACTTATCCTTTACCGAAGGGAGGTCATTGCAGGACAACCACATAGTAAACTGCGGCTTGAAGGTGATAGCCGACTGATACAACTCACGGGCGGTAATGTCCTCACCACCTGTGTACTGCTTAATCGTGGCTTCGTCCAGTTTGCCTGCGGTATCTGACTCACTCATGGTAACCATGCGCTTACCTTTCAGCTTTGCCAGTACCGGGTTCGCTGCTTCTGCATTCTTCTGGCGGTCACCACGGCAGATAAGTTCTACGGGAGCCACGGTCGAATAGTCACCAAGCAAGTGCTGAATAGCGTCAAGCATGGTACTTTTGCCGTTGCGGGTGGTCTTGCCATGGAGGATGAACATACATTCTTCCTTGCTTGTACCTAAGATTGAATAACCCAAAGCCCTCTGCAAGTAGTCTGCCTTGTCTGCTTCGTTCTGGGTAACTTCCTTAATGAACTGTTCCCATCGTGGGCAGGTAACTTCCTGCAAGGTGTATTCAAAATTGGTCTGCATGGTCAAGAAATCATCCCATCTATGCTCACGGAACTTCATGTGTTCCAGGTCATAAGTGCCGTTCAGACAGTTAATCAGATAGGGGTGAGTGTCAAACTGTGCCGCCGCAATCTTCATGCTGTCCGCAGCGTCCTTCATAAGACGGTCACGGAAGCGGCGGTCACCCATCTTCCCCACAAAAGCCATGTACTGCTTACGCTTTTCCTCATCGGTAATCTCTCCGCAGTACAGAGCCATGAGTCGCACAAACTCCTTAATCTTTGCAGAAACCAAAAGCGCACCCACATCCTTGTGCCACTTGCCAGTCTCATAGGTATACCAGGACTTTGCTTCTGGACAGTAGCGTGTGTCATTCTGATAACACTCAGAGAAGAGGTCAGCCATGCCCGCTTCATCCCAGGAGTACCCCGTGGAATCATCCTGGTAGGCGGTTTCTGGGTGGTGGTCTTTAATGTAATACAGCTTTCTGCTTATGTCCTCAGAGGTGATATACCTGCCATTGGACAACTGAAATAATTCATCACTCACTCTTCTGTACCTCCTTCCTCTCTTTGTACTTGTCGCACTTCGGAGTGCAGCTATAACATAAATCGTATTTCAAATCGCAACACAGGTTCCAGTCACCGCCACCGATGAAGTGTGAACAGGTTGCACAAGTGTCTTTCTCACCATTCATCGTCATAATCTCCTTCCAATGTATTGTGAGGACAGCCAGGACAACTGCTTACCCACTCTCCGTTCTCGTCCAGGTGGTAGTCATCACCATATCCTCCGCATTCATAGCAATAATCGTAGTCATCCACGGTTCTTTTCCTCCTTCATTATTTCTTCCCAGTCGGGTTCTGGCTCTAACGGACATTGATACCACTTCTCAAGTGAAGGACAGGTACATCCAAGGTCAGAGTCATACCAACCACACCTGCAATCGAAGCAGGGATTTCCAGTTTCTCTTCTCATCGTCTGTACCTCGTCACGCTTTCTGTAATGGTTTGCAGTTCCCGGTCATCAAGCGGCGGCTTGCATTGAGTCATGTTGACAAATTTCAGTTCCGCATAAATCTGTGCCGGGGTGTAGCCCGTGTTGTGCATTGCTCCCGCCAGAGAAGTAAGGGACAGATTTCTACCCCCGGAAGCAATCGGCGGGTAATCGGGACGAACTGGAATCTTGCCGCCCTCTGGCTTATTGAACTTCGGAGCGTATATCTTCTGTACCAGTGCAGACTTCCCGCCGTTCTCTTTCTCAACCTCTTTGAAGTACTTCTCCACCACATAATCAATGGCTTCCTGGTTCTCAATGATGGTTGGAAAAATAAGCTGCTTTCCGGTCATAATGAAGAACCTGCGGGCTTTGTAAATCTCAACACCTGCAAGATTATTCTTACCGTGGAAGGGAAGTGTACCCCGCAGCAGGATATGTACGCCACGTCCGCTTCTGGACTTCTCTGTGTAGGACTTGCAGGCGGTCATAATATCGGCGCAGAGAGGGGTCATAAGACCGTCCTCAAAGCCTGCGTCAATATCAATGCCAACCAGTCCGTTGTCTGCGAACACAAATCCCAGGTTATCATAATAGCCGTTCTCTACTGCCCACTCTGCCTGCTCAAAGGAACTCCATGTATCCGGGGCAGTAGAGGAAGCGGCTTTCTTCTCAAAGGCTTTCATGGGAATTTTGGAGTTATCCCAGGCACACACCCACTGATTCATATTCTTTAATTCCTCTGGTATTTTGGAATAATCCTTCATTCCCACACTCTCCTTATCCTGTGATTAACTGACTGTACGGCAGGGTTTCCACCCACTTGCAGAACTCACGCCATTCATCCAGTTTGTGATTCTGGCGGGAATGGTACATATTCTTGAGAACGGCGTAGTTGAGCTGTACGGTTCTCTTCTGGTTATAGCAGGTCGGTAACATCTGAATCATCTGCCACCAATCCTTCTTATCCTTCCTCTGCAAGAAATCCAGTCGGGCATTATTCATAGCGTCAATGACCATGCTGAACACAATGAGGTTCGTAGCGGAGAGGTGTTCCGTGCTGAAATCGCTCAGAACGAACTCTTTTGCCTGGATTTTGTGCATGGTGGAACAGGAGTTTGCTACAGTGCCTACCTTGTAGGTATCGTATTCCTTCCACCAGTACAGGGGGGCGGTAATGTCTGCGGTCACGGTAATCATACGCAGGTACTTCCCGTGGTCAGTTCCCGCAGCACCCAGGGTTTCCATCAGCTTCAAGTCATTGTCACCGACTGCATAGCAGGCAAACGGAGTGCAGTCATGCTCCTTCGGATGACAGATACCGTCCCGGTCAATCACTCCGCACTTCCCGCAATCTACAGCGGGATAGCTGTCTGACTTCTCCCAGGAGTTCTTCGGATTTCTCATACCACGGATAGCCGCCTGCCATCCGTAGGTTTCGACTTCATCAATCTTTATCACAACTCACACCATCCCTTCTGCGGACTCTCATGTAGTCCTTATAGTCCAGGTCATTCATCTTCGCCGCTCTATGCAAAGCCTGCTTCTTAGTTCCCAGTGTGCCGGGGATAGGCTCTTTACTGCCTACCTCATGCACATAATAACGACTGCTGCCTTTCTGCTTTGATACGGTATATTTCAGAATCATTTTCTTCGCCTTTCTTTTCAGATTCTCTATAATGTAATCTGGTTCCAACTTGCATAAAACATTGAACCAGTCAGAATAAAAGAACCGTTCCAGTTCTGTGATATTGCAGTTTGTTGCCGGGGTGATAAACCCTGCCAATAAACTGAAATAATCATCTACAGCCTGTTCCACAATCCCGAATCTGAGATTTTCCAGTCCAATGTCATGCAAGTTTCGTCCCCCCCCCCATTACATAGACCTCCGTTCGGCAATCTCTGCCATCTTCGCAGCATTCAGACGGGTATCGCCATGAACACGGGAGTAAGACAGGTAACCGTTCATACGGTCAATCTTCGTGAGGTTGGTGCTGCCACAAACCGGGCAAACATCCATCTCAAGTTCCTGGTGTCCGCAGTCATCACAATAAGCAAGGGAGAGGTTCACACCTTCGTAAAAACCAAGCTGCATTGCTCTGCGAACCAGAGTCTTGACTGCTTCACGGTTATAAGAAATCGGATAGCGAACGTACTGAATCTTGCCACCGTTGAACATATCCCAGAAACGTCCTTCAAGGTTTTGCTTTTCAATCGGAGTTAAGTCCTCTGTCACATGACAGTGGAAGGAATTGCTCACATACGGGCGGTCAGATACATTTTCGATAATGCCGTACTTCTTACGGAACTGCTCAATCTGCAAACCACACAGGCTTTCAGCCGGGGTTCCGTAGATTGCGTACAACCAACCGTCCTCATTCTTGAACTCCGTAACCTTCTGGTTGATATGCTGCATAACTTCCAGGGCAAACTCTCCGTCCTCTGCAATGGACTTGCCGTTGTAGAGCCTCTGCAACTCATTCAGTGCTGTGATACCGAAGGAAGCTGTCATAGGTTTCAGCAGGGGTTTGATTTTGTCAGACGGTTTGAGGTGTCCACCGTATACGCCACCCTCACAATACATGATAGGGTTGGTGCTTGCTTTCATCTCACCCAGATATTCATAGGTACGCTTGTGAACCCCTCTAATCATTTCCAGGTAGTAGTCCAAGACTTCATAGAAGTCACGGCTTTCGGCTCTGGCTTTTGCCAGAATCATAGGCAGGTGCAGAGAAACTGCACCGACATTGAAGCGTCCTACAAATACAGGCTTGTCATCTGCGTCCGCAGGCTTCATGCCGCCACGCTCAAACCACGGGGAGAGGAATGCACGGCAACCCATAGGGCTTATTACTCTACCGTACTTTTTGTACATCTCAGCCACATAACCATCACCCGTAAGAGACAGCCAGTCTGGATACATGGTCTTGCTACTGCAATCAATGCCTGCTTCAAACACATCCTCATTGAAGCCACCCTCACCATGAAGGTTTTCGTCATAGAGGAAAACCAGTTTCGGGAACAGTACGGGCTTCTTGAATCCCGGCTTGCCCTCACCCTCCATGTGAACTTTGAGGAAGGTCTTGCTTGCCATCTTGCCGAACACATCAGTAGCCAGTCCGAAGGTCATAGTGATGAACGGATAATCGCCACGGGAGGAACCCACAGTGTTCAGCTTCATCTCAATACCCTGGAAGCCCTGTTCAAAATCTCGCTGCACCTTGCTCATAGCCCAGTCCTTTACGTCCTGGGTAAAGGTCTGTCGATTGCAGATTTCCATGTACTCAGCACAGTACTTCTTGTAGGACTTCTCTGCATACGGAGCAAGAATCTTGTCTACCTCTGGTACTGTGAAGCCGCCGTACTGCTGTGAAGCAGTAGCCAGGATAATATCTCCCAGAACGTCAAAAGCGGTATCAAGAGTTTTCGGCTCATTGTACCAGACATTGCCCATCTCAAAGCCGCCGCTCATAATAGAGGAAATGTCGCACAGGCAGCAGTTCATAGTGTCAAGGCGGGCTGACTGGTCATGGATATAAATGTATCCATCCTTGCAAGCCTGCAACTCATCGTTGGTCATAAAGAACTTGCGGTACAGTCGCTTATTCAGTTCGTTGAAAATCAGACAACGCTTCGTAGCAACCAGGGTGGAGTCCGTGTTTGCGTTCTCCTTATCGCCCAGAAAACGAATGGACTGAGATTTCTGATAGACCTCATCCATAATGTGAACGAAATCCTTCTTGAAGTTTCGGTAATCCCTGTAAGACTTCGCAATCTTCGGGTTGACCTCATCAAGAACCTGCTCCACAATGTTGTGCATATCCGCAACGTGAACCTGTTCCGGGAAACGCTCAGTGACGATAGCCATAACCTTAGATACAATCTCATGGTACTGGGTATCGTCCAACTCAATCATTGCACGGGCGGCAGACTTACTGACTGCATTGACAATCTTCTGACCGTCAAACTGCTCAATCGTGCCGTCCTTCTTAATTACTTTCATGGAGTATAACCCTCCCTTCCTTTAAGGACTGCGGGACATTGATAACTCTCTGGTTGGTGGAACCTGCCCAATGATAGCCCACATCCTTCAAATCTTCTTCAAAACGTCCGTCCACCAGAACGTCAATGTAGTCCAGAATTGCTCTGCAATAGAAGTAGTTAGAATTTATCTCTTCCCATGTGTACCCGGTATAGAGCCAGATAGTTTTGTGAGGGAAGAACTGCTTGACCTTCTTCACAAGCCATAAAATCTGACAACGATTGACGGGGTGCAGCGGGTCACCCCCAGAAAGGGTAAGACCGCTGATATAAGGCTTGCTCAACTCCGTGCAGATTTCATGGAAAGCTGCTTTGTCAAACTCAACCCCGTCTGTAAAATCCCAGGTGATAGGGTTCTGGCAGTTCTTGCAGTGGTGTTCACACCCTGCAACCCAGAGAACTACCCTCAACCCATCACCGTTGTTCATATCATCGTGCGTGATATTGTGGAAGTTCATTAAATATCGCCTACCTTACGATGAAGGGAGTTCTCCACCGTAAAGCCCTCTGGGTAACGGGCTTTCAGCTTGTCAATGTTCATCTGCATGACCGTATCAATGTCCGTACCCAGTGCGTCACACGCTTCCGCAATCATCCAGAGACAATCTCCCAGTTCCTTTTCCATGTGTTCAAGGTTCACTTCATGTCCCTGGTACTTCTTCTGTAAGATACCTGCAACTTCTCCCGCTTCGCTGTTCAAACCGAACACTGCATGATACAGACGGTCAGCCTTGCAATCGTAGGGAATGCTGCAAGTTCTAATGGCTAATGCCTGGTATTCCTTGCCTGTCATAGTTACTTTTCCTCCTGCGCTTTCTGCTCATCACCTGCCGCCTTGATAGCAATAGCGGCAATACCACCGATACCAACAATCAAGCCTGCCAGAAAGCAGGCAACTCCAATGGCTACAACCATGACTTACACCTCCTTAGAACTCATCGAAATGTTTCTTGATACTCTTATGAGCCTTATGAATTGCCACCAACTGTGCTACTACCACAATGACGTAAAGAACGCCTGCGATGATTTCCGGGAGCAGACATACCCACCATGCCCAGGTGATAACTCCCAGTAACTTTAAGACGATGAAAATAATCGTCAGAATCTCAGTGAATCCCATTTCCATATCCTCCTTATTCCTCAGTAATGCAGGTGTTAGTAAGTTTGCCGTACACATCCTCATAGAGTTCCTGCTTGTCACCGTTGTAAGTGTATTCCGCATAAATGCCGTCACCGCTGATAGTGGTGGAAGCAAGGCACTTATAATTCTGCAAGGTCTTACAAGCCCACACTACAAAGACGTTGCTCAAGTCGATTTCTACTCCCGGCTTGTTCTTGTGATACCAGTCAACCAGTTTCTTCTTGCAAACGCTCTCAAAATGAGCCATGCCAGTGATAATCATTTCTGGTTCCTCCTTAAATCTTGAAAATTCGTGCCGCCATCATGTCAGCGGTATGAGTCCACAGGACGTTCGGGTATCTCTCAATGGACTTTCCGTACTTATCCCAGTTCTCTTTGTCATCAAAGGCTCCCATGTGCCAACGGATACAAGCCATTTCCTCATCTGTGAGGTCAACAATCTTCTGTGCCAGAATCACGGACTTGTCACCGTGTCCCGGCAAAAGAATGTTGGGGTTGTAGCTGTATGTTCCATCTGGGTTGTGAATGTACGAATCACACTTGCAGAGGTCATGGAGCATACCCACAATGTAGGGGCTTGCCTTGCGCTTCCAGTTCAGACCCATCCTCTTTGTCAGAGAAAGCAGAGAAGAGGTTACTGTAAAGCTATGGTCAAACAGCCCGCCCTCATAGTTCCCGTGGTACTTCGTAGAAGCAGGAGCCGTAAAGAATCCCATTGCCATCAACTGAGTTTTCATACAGAACACATCCGTACTGGACAGCCCACCCCTCATCAGCTTCTCAAACGCCTTGACACGCTTATCTCGTTCGCTCATAATCTTCAATCCTTTCATTCGACTTTATAGAATATAGACCATTGGAGAGTTCAAAGCTACACTTCTCCCTCTCCGCAGGTCATTTAATTAACCCAGAATGCTGTCCAGGTCGAATTTCTTACCGCTTGCCTTTTCAGCAGGTACAGCAGCCGGGGCAGTAGCCGCAGGCTTGCTTTCCTTCTTCGGGGCAGGGGCTTCCGCTTCGTCAAAACCATCCGCAGGCTCCTTATCACCCAGGCGAACGAACTTGAGCATTTTGCCCGGAGTCTTGTTAGACTCAACCTCTTCGTGGTCTACCTCACAGCGGATATAGTGACCAACAAGTTCCTCATGGTCAATCTCCGTCAGAGTGTAGTCATTCAGTGCAGTCTTTGCGAAGTAACTGAAAGCATTCAGACCTCCCTGGTTCGGCTCACCGTCTGCATTCAGCAGAGAGAAGCGTTCAGTGTGCTTCTGACCCGAAGCAAGCTGCATAACAATCTCCATCTTGCCGAAGTCCTCTTTGTACTTGACCTCAACAATCTTAAAAACGTGGGTTCCCTTCGGAATAAGAGTGAAACCCTCACTCAGTCCAATCTTTGCCATTTTAAGTATCCTCCTTATAAGGTGTTTAATATATCCAGAGATTTCTTCTTGAGAGAATCAATACTCTGAGTACCTGGTGTGTAAATCTGCTTGAACAGGTGTTCCAGAACTGTAACCACGATGGAGTTTCCTGCCATCTTGTAAATCTGTGTTTTGGAGATACCATTCATTGCAAGCAGTTCATAGTCTGAGTCTGAAAAACCCATTAACCGAAAATATTCTTTCGGAGTCAGTTTACGGTTATCTACCATTTGTCAGCACTTTCACCTCACGTCCCCCCCACTAACCGTTTTCAGTGTAGGGGCAAGACCTTCTGGTGAATAGATACGGTTCATCTGGTCATTGCCGTAGTGATTCAAATCTGCTGCTTGAATTATCTTCATGGGCAAATCACCACCTTCGGGTCTTTATAGTCCCTTGACAGTAAGGTTGGACACGTCCCCCCCATGTCTGCGATATGACCGGGATGATTGCTGTCATGTCTTATGACGCTCTGGGTCTTTTCCTCAGATAAATAGAACTCTGCCGGGACTTCCTCATCTAAGAGGTCACCCATGCACATCTCAAGCGGAATAGCAGGAGGGAATCGGAAAGAGTGGTCATCCACGTCCTTACGGATGGAAACAATGAATACTCTCTCTCTCCCTTGCGGCACACCGTAGTCTGCGCTGTTGAGAACCTGCCAGTAGCAGTTATAACCTGCATTATCCAGGCTTTCCAGTACGATAGTGAATATAGAACTCATGCTCTTACTGGTGAGATTCTTTACATTCTCAGCAATAGCCACTTTTGGTTTGCAATGTTCTATGATACGCAATGCGTCAAAGAACAATCCGCTTCGGGTTTTAGTACCGTCCTCATTGACGAACCCACGCTTGTTTCCTGCAATGGAAATGTCCTGGCAAGGAAAACCGTATGTAAGTAGGTCAATATCGGTTGGCAGAGCCTTTTCGTCCACTTTGGTAATATCCCCCAGATTCATGTTTTCTGGAACATGGTGCAGAAGAGAATAGGCTTTACTGGCGTATTTATCTACTTCGCAGTAAGCAAGCAGTTCATAGGGAATACCCAGATTATCCAGTGCTTTCTCAAACGCTCCAATTCCGCTAAAAAGACTGAGGTATCTTATCATGCGGACTCCTTTCTGGCTTTCGGAGTAAAGCGGTACTGCGGTTCGGGTGTGCCATGATACTTCTCAATATCAATGCCGTCCTCCTGCATTTTCGCCATATCGTAGCCAGGGTCTTTCATAGTCTTAGAAGTAACCCAGTCGAAGGAAGCACCACTGATAGTAACGGTCTTATCGCCCTCCTTGAACTGGCTGATAGCTTCCTCCTTGAGCATATCGGTAATAGTCTTATACCTCTTCTCATCGTCAGCTACAGTACCCTTGACCTCATCAATGTGTTTCTTTAACTGCTCTGCTTCTGCAACCAGAGCAGCAATGTCAGTGTCCGGGGACAGGTTGTTATCACGCAGGACTTTCAGAATGTCTGCGTCCGCTTTCTCATCGAACTTCGGAGAAACACCGCCCTCAACGTGGGTTTTCCACCACTTTTCAACCTTCTTGATGGTCTTTTTCAGTTCTGGATAACGCTCAGACAGCTTGAACGGACGAACGATGGTGTTCTCAGTGCTACACTGATATGCGTCCGGGTTCTCATAGTCCTTGTCACCCAGGAAGCTACATACCATAATCACATCATCTACACCCAGAAGGTACGCATAGAGCGCAGCCTGCAAAGCGTAGTACTCTGGAACATCCTCAACCCAGTCCTCAGAACGTTTCGTGGTTTTCATCTCAAGAACCGTGGTGGGCTTCCCGTCCTTGTCTACCAGAAGATAGTCCCACATACCACCGAAGATAGGACTGTCTTTGAAGAAGTCACCCCAGGTTTTCTGGAAGTAGTCAGCCCCGTACACATCCGTAGGAGTGATGAGGTTGGTCATAAAATAGGACTTCTTCATAAACTCAGCCTGCTTCGGCTCAATCGTCTTACCTGCAACGGTATAGATTGTGTCCTCAAACGGCTCTTCGTAGGTTCTGGTGATTGCACACCAAGCGTTGAACGGGGTTGTCCACTTGTTCAGCCCCATAATCGCCGCAAAGCGTGTACCTGTAATCTTCTTAGGACGCTTCGGCGGGGTGATAGTGATGGTCTTATCATCATTCCACTTCATGTTTCTTACCTCCTATGAACAGAAATCGTGTATCCACTTCCACGGACAATGCCGTGGTTACTGGGTTCTCATCAGCTTTTACCAAGTCACTCAAGTCAAACCCCAGGTTCTTGAGATATTCCATTGCCAGTTTTGCATTCTTCATATTGCTTACATTGGCAATCACATTCCTGTAGTTGTCGGTGATACCCTTAATCATTTCATTCTTTCGGGCTTTGATACCCTTTCTGATTTCCGTTCTTCCGTCCTCAAACTCTTTAAGCAAACAGGAACGGATTTCAGCTTGAGAACTCATATTTGCCAGTTTGTAGGAGATAGAGCCGTAATATCCGCAGAGGGTATCAGTACCCGGATATTCAGATTTCACCTTCTCTTTGAAGGATTCAGTCAGACTATAAGCCTGCTGCATGAGAGCCGAAATAGCGGTTGCCGTAGCGTCCAGACCGATTTTCTCATTCCTCTCTGCATAGTAAGTGTTGAGAGCCTTTTCACTCTGGGTTTCTACTTCGGCTAATGCCTTTTCGCTCTGCGACTCCAACCACTTAATGATTTGTCGTTTTGTCATTCTTTGCTTCCTCCAACTCAACGGCTTTGTTCAGATACCAGATTGCTTTCTGCAAATCCTCCATGCCATTTTTCTTTTTGTGCCTGTAGACGTACTTGAGAGCGTTGCACACGCAGAAGTTCTGCGTGGCTTCTACTCCCTGGGTTTCCACCATAACGTCAATGCACTCAAACTTCCCGGTTTCATAGTGAGCGGGATGGTTTACATTGTCAGCCATGACTCAGCCCTCCTTACTCACCGTAGGCGGCAATCATCTCACCAAGGTTCTGAATAAGCTGCTCACACGCTGCACGGGTGACATTGGTGAAGCCATTGGTTTTCATGGCAATCTGCTGAACAAACTCTTCCTGGTCGGAATCCTTGTCCATCAGAGTCTTGCAGGCTTCCTTGAGTGCCTTAATCTGCAACTCATCAGCCTGTCCATCAGTACCCGTCATTTCCTTCTTCGCTTCCTCACGCTCCTTCGGAGTAGCAGGTGCAGCAGACTTCTTTTTCTTCTCCTTCTTAGCCGTTTCCGGGTTCGGAGCAGGAATCTCTTCATCCTCTGCCTGGTCATCAGAACCAAGGTTTGCGTCAATGTCATCTGGTTCAGTAATATCCAGAACCGCCATCCAAAGGTAACGGCGAAGGTAGGTAATGGAAGAGCCAAGAGCCTGCATAGGGTTGGTGACTTCCTTGCCTGCATTGCTCACAATCGGCTTCACCTCACGGTACGGAACACGGAACTGCATAGGTGCTTCCTCAATGTTGTCCACGTTGTAGACCTTCATCACAGCACCCTCATCCGTGAAATCAATCTCCGTGGTAAGACCCACACGGGCGAAGATACGGGTTGCAGGCGGCACAATGTCCTCCAACTCAAAATACTTAAACTCAAGGTGCATATTCTTGCCCGACTTCTGTACCTTCTGATTCAGAAAATACAGTCTTGCTTTCGCCAACTTCTGGCGCACGTTCATTGCTTCATAAATATTAGCCATTGCTAATGTCCTCCTTATCTTTACTGAACTTCGTACCAATCATCCGCAAGCATATCCGTCTGACTTGCAAGCCAACCAACGCAGAAACGGTCATCAGCGGTTTTCATAACGATGGACGGGGATACCAGGTCACCTTCAAGGTCTTTCACACAAGAAAGGTCAGCGTCCGTGGTAATATCCATGCTGTGCGCCAGGAAGAGGAACATACCCTTGCCGTTCCAGTTCTTACGGGCTACCTTCTTGCCATTCTTGAGAGCAGCAATCGCCCATCCGAAATTACGCAGTTTCTTCATCTCTCCCGCAGGTTCGTTGACGTTCTTCGGCTCATCCTCATGTACGATTTCCCAGTCATCACGGGTGACCCAAATCATGTCACGGGGGAAGAGTGCGATAGTCGGAAGTTCCTCACCTCCCTCAAAATGGTTGATGAGTTCACCGTCCTGGTTCATGTACCAGTAGGCTTTCTCCCACTTCCGACCGCCGCCAGAGCATTTTCTCCTATAAACTGCCCCGCCACAAAGCTGTCCG